CAAAGCAGGCGAGAGCCTGTACGACAAAGGCTTTCACCTCGTCTCTGAGTGCGGCCATAAGTGGGCATCCGTCAAAGTACTGTCAAAGTCAGGCCGACTTGAGCAGACAGGTTCCGCAGGCCCTCGATATGTTCAATTTCCCCACCTCAGCAGGATTGTTTGCAGCGTCCACCAGCTCTTGAACCGCCGGGCTCGCCCCATAGCGACGCACCACACCGACGAACTCTTCAACGTCGTGTCCGCGCATCTCAAGCTTGGGCAATCCTTCTTGGGTGAACTTGGGTGCGCCGTACTGATCGGTCGCTTGGGCGATGTGGTACAGCTCATGCTCTACCAGTGCGCAGAAGTCGGCGTCAGAGCATTGGGCGCAGTAGTCCGCGGCCAGGGTGATGATGAAGGCCGGCACTTCGCCGAACCAATCACGCATCTGTTGCTCCATCCGCGCTTTCTGCCAGCCACCAGCGCGGAACGCTACCTGCTCGGCCTGGCCCAGAACTGTCCTACCCTGCTTTTCGAAGCTCGACGACGCCCACATGACCCGGATGTCTGCATCCAGTAAGTGGGCATGGTCTTCGTTGTGAATGCTGCCGGTTTCGGCAAGGATCTCGGCCTGGAGCCATTCCCCTACATCGGGAGCCGGGATCAGACGGATACTGAAGTCGGAATGCACAGACAGCTCAAGCAGCGAATCAGGCGGCATAGGTCTGTCCATGGCTCACCTGAGTATTCTTTATTTATTAATGGCGCGGGCAGCTAACACCACTGCATCCGAGCCGGATGGACTAGAGTTCATCAGCCGGGTTTCTTCCGAGAGCAGCCGTTATCGCGAGAGCCAGAGTAAAATATTGGTCACGACGACGCTGCAGTACATTGAAGCGAGCAGATTCTTCGTCAAAAAACTCAGAGAGAATCCGCCCATCGACACTGATATCCAAACAGAAGACTTCATTCCAGACGTTTCGATCAAGAGTGTCGGTGAACTTGCGTTCAAATGAGTAACGGCCATAGAGCCCTAAATCATTCAAAAATACAGAAAAATTAGCGCGCGCCTCACCGAAGGGACTGGCAATCTGAGCCGATTGTCCATCTTCAGAGTGCACCAGCTTAACTCCAAACGATTCGGTGTCTTCGCTTGAAAACTCAGTAGCTAACGCAACGATAAGTTTTCTCGCGAGGCTCCGAACTTCCTCCGCTGCTTTTTTAGAGTTGCGGGCTCGATCGATAATATTCATGGTGAGTTCGGGGTATGCCATGCTTTATCACTCCATTAATTTGAGCGCATGAGTATGGCAGTACTCAGGTAACCCGCCAGATTGTTACAATCGAGATAATCATTTCGCAAATTTATCAGGTCGGCGCTGCCAGTTGCTCTACCCACTCTGCAATGATCCGGCGCACTACTGGCTCTGTCAGGATGGCGGATGGCTTGTCACCGGCAATCACTGATTGGATCAGGGCGTGCGGGATGACGTGCGCACCATCGCTTACGGCCACCATCAGGTGCGGGCGTTGGTCGGCAATGTCGTGAATGTCTGCGGTCATGCCAATCTCCAATGTCGCGACACTATTTGATGATTCGCGACACGTGTCGCGAATTACCTGCTCTTCTGTGCGGCGGTGTATGCAGCCTCGCACGCGAAGCCAGCTATTCGACTTCTATCAAGCGCTTCTGCCAGCCTTCCCGCTGTTTCGTCAGCGCTTCTACGCAGTTCGGCGAGCAGAACAGTAAGGTCGGCTCTTGCCTTGCTTCCGCTGGCAACCTCGGCAGTACAGGACTTTCGGGTGGCAAGGAGGTCGGTGATTTGCTGCTGCAGGCTGCGAGCCCGGCCATCAGCAATAGCAACGGCAGCCGTAACATGCTCGGTCTTGGCTTTCGCATCGTCGGAGACTCGATTGATGTCGTCGGTGAGTTGGCGTTGCAGGTAAAGCGTGTTCGTGAGTGATGCCGCCCGGGCATTGGCCGAGTCTCGCTCAGTCGCTATAAGCGCTCGATCCGCCTTCACTCTGTCCAGCCGCCAAGAGAGGTAGCCGACAGATGTAAGCGCGACCAGGACAACCCACACCCAGATCGGGATCATCCGGAGAATGGCGCTCATTGGTGCTTTCTCCGTGAAACCTCGCCTGTCTTGTCAGTTTCTGGCGTTTTGTCGCAGGCCATGCACTGCTCGCAGTTCAGTTTCCGGCAGAGCCAACCTTTCACCGGCTGCCAGTAAGTGACCATGAAGATGTGGCGGGCGCCGGCCAAGGCCAAGGACACATGCAACGTCAGGCCAGCCGAGGTCGGGCCGAAGAAAATGTTCTGGCTGCGCGCCATAACGACGAAACCGCTGATTGCGATCGTCGAATAGATCAGCTTGCCCAGGATGCCGTCCCGCACCTTGCCGCTCAGTACACACCAGGTGGCCCAGAGCGAGATCAGGCCACAGGCCATCGAGTTGATAAGTTCAAGGTTCATGGTGGATTACCTCCGCCGAACCGCTGGCGAATGAGCGCCCAGATGTCCGCGGCTTTGATGGCGCGATTGATGGCTGCCAGGAGCGAACCACCGAAGGTGCCCAGCAGGAAGCCAATGCCGGCGACGATCTTCGGCTCAGTGACATTCAGGTACGCGCTCACCATGCTCGTCAGGTAGAGAGAACAGGCAACACCTGTGGTGAGAAACACCAGCCAGGCACGCCAGTCCGACAGATCGTCCTTGTGCCACCAACTGGCAACGATGGCGCCGACCAGTCCTGCGATCAGCAATTCAAACCTGTCGATCTTGTCGAGCAGGCGCTGCAAATACTCCATGCGCTCGACTCCGTGGTGGGCATGATTGAATAAAAAAAGCCCGCTCGGTGGCGGGCATATGGCTCCGTGCTATCGTCAAAGCCCCTATAGCAAATCGATGGACCGAGCCATGGCAAACTTTATCGTTACATTTCATATTAAATCTGATGATACTTACAGCGAGAGATACAGCTCATTTATAAGCAAAATCAATGAGCTGTGCGAAAACAAGCAATGGGATGAAACGACATCTTTTTTCTGCTTCGAATCGAATTTGGCAGCAGACGGCCTTTGCTCAGCACTCTGGACTGGAAGTAAATTCAGCGAGACAACAGATATCATGGTTGTGATCGACGTTTCGAACAGGAAGCGGGCGACAAAGGGGCCTCTTAAGTACCCAAACCTGCTTCAAAAGTATCTAGGCTTTTGACAGCGCTTAAATCGAAGTAGGAAGTTGCGATTCGATGTTGCTCACCCGAGCTTCATAACGAGCAAGCGTTTCCTCGTTGAATCGCAGATCCTCAGCGAGCTGTTTTTCTCGCGCCGCTGCTTCCACATGCAGCCGCACCACTTCAGCAAGCTTCGCTTCTTGCGCAATTACAGACTCAACGGCTTGGCGGTATTCGCTCTTCATACTCAACTCCATAACCTGCGGATTTGAATCAGCCCCAACAGCACTCCCAGCTCAGAGCGATGGGTGTGGAGGAGCCGAAAACGAAAAAGCCCCAGCGAGTGCTGGGGCCAAAATCATTAAATTGAATCAATAAAAGAAATACAGTCTAGACGTGTGGTCAAGGCGGGGTTGATTTAGAGCTGCTGATCTTCAGCTCCTGCTCTTCCAGATCACTGTCATCTTTTGGTAACGATGCATACACCCCCTCCAAACGATCCTTCTCCTTTAGAGCCAAATCCTCGGAGTGATAGATTCGAAATGGCTTTCCATCCCTGAATACCACCCAGACTTCTTTGTCGTATCCTGCCGGATAAGGCGGCACGAAAATATCTTCTACATTTACCTTATCGACCGATAAGCCCGACATTGCGATCTCCTTATGCGTGATGCTGCCGCGCAGCGACTCCAGCATAAAGAAAAACCCGGCGCTTGGCCGGGTTCAGGTATTCGTGTGCGTGTTGCGTGAATTGCGCACTATGGGAAAAGTACGCGCAATATCCCGTCATGTCAATATTTTTATGCCGCGTCTTCTTCTTTTTCCGCGTGAATAACCTGCCATACCGGTTGTTGAGCCTGAATATCCACTTCCTTAATGACTTCTTTCAGGGATTCCCACAGGTCGAGCCAGTCACGCGTCCAGTTCTTCGGGTCAATGGTCACGCCGAAGAATGTCTTCATCTCGGCGGCGACACGGGCCGGCCCCCACTCCGCCGCACCGACCACCTCCCCCTTGTACGATTGCAGCGCCAGGGTCACCAGGTACTGCGCCTTCACGCGCTTGGCCGAAGTGAGGTCTGGCAGCTTGGCGTGGGCGGTGATCAGCAGTACGGCGTTCATGACGTGCCGCATGGTCATCGCCGGGTGATAGAGGTAATGCCCGAACTGCTGCACCTGGAACGGTAGCGTGTCGATGGCGCGCAGCACTTTACCGATCATGGCCAGGTGCGCGGCGCGGGCAGTAGATCGGCCAACCGGCGTGCGGCGCGTCTCGCTGATGCTGATCCGCTCGCGCACGATTTGAATACGCTCTTCCTTATCATCGCCGAGTGCGGCGAACACGGCTTCATGCCGGCGCATCCGGGCGCCTTTCTTCACCGGTGCCGATTCTGCTCGGTCGATTGCCGCAGCGCTGATCGACGCGTTCGATTCGTGCTGCGCTTCAGTCCATACCTGTCTTGCATCGATCAGTTTCATGCGGCTTCCCCTTTTTTCAGCTCTCTTGTCTTGGCCCGGTATTCGGCCTTGATGGTTTTGATATTCGTCATGCACGGCTCCTTCCGTTGTGGGTGATCTTCGCTGCGAACAAAGCATCGAAGTCAGACTTGCCCGCCCTCTTCCTCGCCCTGATGGTCGCGCCGCTGACAAGGACGCGGGGATCACGTGCCCACTGCTCTGCGGTAAGTCTCTTTCCTTCAAACTCAACCAGATCAAGCCCGCTACGAAGTGCATGGCTTTCAGGTGTGACGCCTCGCTTCACATTGCATCCGCGACAGAGAATCCGGAGATTGGTGCGGGCATTGTTCTGCCGGTTTTCGTCTACGTGGTCGACGTGACAGGTGAGCCAGGTCTCATGCTTCCCGCACAATTCGCAATCACGGCCGCCCGGACCGACATCGGCCCACATGACATGGCGATGCTCGAAGACGTAACCGCCTTTGTCCGCAAGTGGATGACCAGGCTCGTACACTCGGACATAGCCGTTTGGCGTGATTACCCTTTGCTGGCGGCTTGTTGGAAGTTTTTCTGTAGTGCCGTTCCGCATTAGGCGGAAGTAGTGCATCTGGCAAAGCTGGGCGGCCTTGTACATGGCGCCACGGCTGCAATTCTCTACGCTGCATCGCATTGGGTTCGCGCCTCCAGCCTTTTGCATTTTTTGGTAAAGATGGACTTGAGCCTTTTGAGGTAGTCGATCTCATGACGGACCAGGCTCTGGTTGCGCTCCAGCCATTCCACCTTGTCCGCGCCGATCTTTTCGACCAAGCGAGGGCGGTAAACCATGATGTTTCCGCTCAGATGCGCATTGCACTGGGAGCAGGACTTGTTCATGTTCCAGAGGTTGAATCGCAGGTGCGCAGCGGCGCCCACGCTGCGGAAGTGCGAGCAGTGCCATTGGCCGCCCCAGCTCGCCGGCTTGTCGCAGCTGATGCAGCCCAGATGAGCATCACGCAGCCGCACGTAACGGTTGATGACTGCCTGAGCCTCCTTGGCGTGATCCGCCCTGCTTTTCAGCCTCTCCTTGCGCACCTGGATCTCGCGGCGGTCACGCTGGGCGATGGCCTTGCGAGCTCTCTCGGTGTTCGCCGGCGCCATGGCCAGCGCACACTTCGGACTGCACACTGCCTGCCCTAAGCGCTGCGGCGGGAAGCTGATGCCGCACGCTGGGTTCTTGCACTTCTTCGGCTTCGGAGCCTTCCTCTCCTTGAGGGCTACGCGCATGGCTCAGCCTCCTTGGCTTTCTGCTGCTCGGGCTCAAAGTCGCCGCGCAGTGGCATGAGGTTCTTTTCGTGCTTGATGGCGAGGCAATCCTTGAAACTGCACAGCCATCCTCCCAATCCGGAAGCAGGCCTGAACTGATATGTTTTCCCCGAAGTAGGCGACACAACCACCTCGTCCGGCTGCACGAAGCGGATGATCTCGGCCGTTTCGCCCAAATGGCCTCCCGCAATCACCAGCGCCAGATCGCCCGGCTTGAAGTTATTGGTCATAGCGGCCGTCCCAGTGATCCGTTGCGCTCCACTTCACGCCATGCTCGGCACCGAAGGCATGCATTAGCTCGAACAGATCGCTGAACCACTTCTGGGATTGCTTGCGGGTGGATACGGCCATCACGACGAAGCCACCATCGAGGCCTGGCTCCGCGCGCTGCTTCTCCAGCGAGGCACTGAAAAGGCACTTCCAGTCTTCACTGGTCAGTTTCTTGCCGTGCCAGACCACCTGCTCTGATACGTCCTTGAGCATTGCCCACATCTTGCGGTTGCAGACGTCAGGGCGCTTCTCGTCCTTGATGACCACGATCTTGGGTTTGGTGAAGTCGGTGGCGTGCAGGACGCCCATGAGGCGGCTGATATCGCGCTGGCTGCGGATTGCGAACTCATTCATGGCTGCACCGCCTTGCTCATGGCTGTGTCGATTGCCAGATCAATGGATGGTTTGCCATCAGCCACATACAGATCGCCAGAAAGGATTCGCTCAAGCGCGCACGGGAGCTTTGTCTCGCCGAATTTTTCGCAAAGGAACCGATACCGCTCGGCGTCGTGGCGATACGCTTCAATTGTCGTGTATTGCCTGTCGGCTTCTCTGGTAAGCGAATCAACCTCTGCCTTGAGGTGCTCAATCTCCTTGAGCGTTCCAGCCTTGGCATCCGCCGCTGCGGCATCGGCAATCCCCTTCACCGCTTCGGTAACGGCCGCGCGGATGATCTGGCGCTCCGGCGATGCAGAAAGTCGATCGTTCTCCGCCAGCAGCTCCAGCGCCACCTCCTCCACGGTCTTCTTCCCGAGGAATTCTTGCAGCGCCTCGGTGTTGCGCTTCCAGTCTGCGCAGTCGGCGCGGTAGGACGCGGCTTCCGCCCACAGCAGCTTCTGGAGTTTTTGTTTATCAATGCTCATTGAGCCGCACTCCTTGCTTCCAATTGTTCGGCCTGCTGAATGAGCAGCGCCCGGCGATACGCCAGCTCATTGGCTGCCAGAATTCGCAGTTCTGTTTTTTCCTCGTCGGAGGCTTTGCGCATGGCCAGCATCGAATCCTTCACCGCGGCGAGCCTCTCGCGCAGCTTTGGCGAAGGCCGCGCAACCTCACCGGTGAGCAGCGCTACGACGGCCCGACCGTCTTCAGTGACCGGCACGACATTCAAGTCGGCCAGGTACTGCTGAGCGCGCTCCTGAGGGATTCGCTGCATCTGCACGGCATTGGTGATCGCCTGTGTGCGGCGGTTGGCGTCGAAGCCGACCGACACATGCCAGTTCACTTCCTTGCTGTCCTCCCGGGCCTGCCCCACCAGCCGCTCGTAAGCACTGTTGAACGCCATGCGCGCGCCGACCTTGTCGCCGGCGTCGAGGACAGGTTTCGCCGCTGCGAGTGCGAGCTGGATCTCGTCGGTAAGCACCACGGTTTCGAATTCATCGTTGGTGGTCATCGCGATCGCCCAGGCCTCGTCCTTGCCCGGGCGCCCGTCGGCGATCTGAACTCGCTGGAGAATGTCAGCCATTGCCAACTTGCCTCTCACTTCACAGCGGCAGGCCTTCAGCGCGGCTTTCACGACCGGTACCGGGTAAGCGCAAAGGTCTTCGGCCATGATCGCCGCGGTGCCTGGGTTCATTTCCTGACCCATGGCCTCGGCGGTGGCGCATATCGCAGCAGCGAGCCCGGCAACCTGTTGGTCGTTCATTTCAAAGGTATTCATTGCGCTCTCCCGCTTGGCGCTTGGCCAAGACCATTTGCGCGGCCTGCTCGGCGGCGGAAACGTTCGCTTCGGTGCGTTCCATCTGGCGCGCGGTTGTTCCGTTGATTCGCTGCCCTGTCACCCACTGGGTGTGGTAGCTCTCGGCATTGGCCAGCAGCTCGTTGAGGCTGTGGCATTTGCGCAGAACGGCGGCATCGCTGGTTTTCAGGAAGTGAGCGGCGACGTGATGGGCGACATCGGCGCCGAGGCGGTCGACCAATTGACCGAGCTGTCCACCGACCTTGGCGTTCCACACAGGCCAAGTGCTGTAGCGCTTGCGGTAGGCCATGGCGTAGTTCGCCCACACCTTAAAGGTTTTGCAGGACTGGTCTTTCGGGCCCGGCATGTCAGCGGGAATCTCAACCCGTGGCGTATCGGTGCGATCAACCACCAGCACCAGATTGCGGGCCGGCTTGTCCGGGCTGCCTTGCAAGTCCTGACTGGTATCCTGATTGGTACCCTGATGATTGGTATTCTGATTTGTCGGAGATTTTTCCGACCCTTGCTCGGATTTTTCTCCGACCTTGCTCGGATTTTTTTCCGAGGTAGATCGGATTTTTTTCCGACCTTCGTTCTTTGGTGGGGTCGGATATTTTTCCGACCCATCCAGTTTCTGATTCCACTCGAACGCCTTCTCGGTCAGGCGGAACAGCGTGATGTTCGAGGTGCTGGAAAGCTCAATCAAATCCGCCTCTTCCAGGGCCTTCAACATGCGGTAAGCAGTGTCTGGCTTGTCAGTAAGCAGCGGCAGCTCTTGGATGATCTTGGCCTTGCTCAGCGCGAAGAAGATCCCGTCGTCAGTCTTGATTGGCTTGGTCCAGCTCGGGCAGCCGTAGACGAAGGCGAACAGCAGGGCCTGCTGAGAGTTCAGCCCCCACTCCAACGCCTTCACCTGATTGATCGTGACGGTGAATTGCATATCAGGCCTTCCCGACCAATTTGGCCAGTTCGAGGAAGCGATCCACGTACCAGTGAGGCTGCGTCTCGCGTGGGGATTGGGAGTTGGTCAGGTTCTTGCCGTAGGTCATGCCCTTCTCGGTCACCGACCAGAACGGAACCATTTCCTGTTTGGAGTTCTTGCGCTGGAGCTGCCTCAGAAAGCCCTTGGTTTCCAGTGCGCGGTTGAACCCAGCGGGAGACACGCGAATGCCGTTGTCTTTCAGCAAGGCCGTGGCTGACTTGGTGGACATAGAGGATCCGCCGGTAGCATCTGGCGCGGCGTCGACGGCGTAGCCTGGGAGAAACTTCGGGTCAAGACCGTTGTTCTGGGCGATCTTCGTGAGCATGGCCATCTGGCAGGATGGAGCCGGCTTCAGCAGGCGCGTAAAGCACTCCATGATGGCGATCTCGCCAACGACCTTGGTGCCATTGAGCAGAACCTGCTCGCGGGCGCCCTGCTGCTGCTCCAACTCCCGCCAACGGCGAATCACCTTCATGCGCATCGGGGCGCTGTAGCCGGTGAGCAGGCAGTCGGTGTGTTCGCGGTCGAGCATGTATTCGACCTGCTCCCGGTTTTGACCGTCCAGATAGATGTGCTCAAAACTGAGTACATCTAATTTCAGTTCTTTCAGCATCGCAGCGATGTCGCGCTTCACGTTGGCGTGCCGCTTGCCGGTGACGTTAGCGATCTCGCGGGAGGACATCGTAGTACGCGACACGTTTTCAGAATTCGAAAAACGTGTCGCGTCACTGTTGGGGGTATTGCTCGAAGTAGGTTGGCTATGCATAATCGGCCTCATCAAGTGGTAATGAATTAGCCGGGGCGCAATCCCGGCTTTTTTGTGCCTGCGATTCAGGCAAGCTTCAAATTCGGTTTGTGTTTCGCCAGCAAGGTCTCAGCCTTCCGCCCCAATTCCCCCGCTCGCGCCTCAACCTGGCGGCATTGCTCGGCAAAAGCAGGCAAGTGCGGCAGGTCCTCTTCGCACATCACTTGGTCGTCAAAGACCTCGCTGCCTGTGTCGATCACATCGCCCAGCGCGCGGATCAGTGCACCGAAGCTTTTATTGGCGCATTGGTCGCTCTGCATTTGGCGGGCGCCGGTCAAGCCATGACGGCCGGCCAATTCGTTGATGCATTTGTCGCGGAACTCAGGCTCCAGAGCATTCACCCAGGACTCTTCGAGCCATGACGGCATTTCCTGATCACCACAAAGCCAGCGCTGAACACGCTTGAGCCAGCGGCCGGTTGCCTTGACGAACTCGGCCACGTCGTTCTGTGTAGTCAGCGCCGCGAAGTCCGGGACCTCTTTGGCGGCGGCCTTTTCCGGGCACGACAGGTGCAGTTCGCGGCTCAGCGCCTGGGCGAAGTCGTCTTGGCTCAGGCTCGTGCGTGCGATCTGGTTTGCAGCATGGGCAACCAGCACCTGATCACGGGTATGTACGGTGTGTCTGGAACTGGACGTTTGCATGGGGACTGCTCTCTTCTAATCTGGCTTCAACGGATTGGCGGACAGGGATGTCGCTTAGGCGGCCATCTCGGCCCAAGGAAACGACGGACACAGCTTTTCTTTTTTGAAAGCACCTTCGGTTAGCGCCTCCGCTCGCTTGGCAATAACCGGAGACATGCCGTGCTTCCCCCGAACCCAACCGGAAACGGTGCTTTGATCAACCTTGAGCTTTTCGGCGGTGGCCTCCTGGGTGCCGAAGTAGTCAACGAGGCCCTTGTAAATAGCGTTCATGATGCCCCTCCATACGGGAATACCCATATAGTAGGTTATGGGAATACCGATTTGCAAGGGTATGGGAGCGCCCGTAATACTTCACGGATGGAATTTAAAGACCGACTCAAAGCCGCCCGCCGCCACGCCAAGCTCAATCAGACTGAGCTTGCAGAGCGCGCCGGCCTCACGCAAACCTCAATCTCCGATCTGGAGAGGGGGAAATCGAAGGCAACGGCCTTCGCAGCTCAGATCGCCACTGTATGTGGAGTATCCCCGATGTGGCTGGCTGAAGGTGTGGGCGACATGCTCAAGGGAGTGCCTGATCAACAGACTGAACGCATCCAGCCGAGCGTGAAACTTGCCACCATCGAAACCTGGGATGACGAAACCCCACTCGATGATGACGAGGTTTACGTCCCCTTCCTCCATGAGGTGGAGCTGGCAGCCGGATCCGGAAAGTTTGCGATCGAGGAATGCGACAGCTCGCGGCTGCGCTTCTTCAAGAAAGACCTGCGCCACAATGGCGTCCAGTTCAGCAACGCAAAGTGTGTCAAGGTTGGCGGCAACAGCATGATGCCCGTGCTTCGCGACGGCGCCACGGTCGGCGTGAACGTGGGGAAAAACTCACTGAGCGATATCGTCGACGGCGAGATGTACGCCATCAACCACAACGGCCAGCTTCGCGTGAAGCAGGTCTACCGGATCCCGATCGGGGTCCGCCTGCGCAGCTTTAATCGTGACGAGCATCCGGACGAGGATTACACGTTCCAGCAGATCCAGGAGCAGCAGATATCGATTCTGGGGCATGTGTTCTGGTGGGCGATGTATTCACGATAGTGTCTAGAAGCCGTCAGCATGAATCGGAGCGTCGGCTGATTCGTTCCGTCATTTTTTGTCGAGCTCTACGGATTGGATCCGTTTGTGTGATAATGGCACATTGACCTAGGCCAGCCTTCAGAAACTGAGTAGGCGGTGAACAATTTCATACAAATGTGTCGATCAGAGAAGCTTGCGCCTCGTCTGATGGGCAAATAATACTTTGGCCTTCCTAACCATTATGGTTAATACTACAAGCATTCCGCGGTTCAACCTTAAGGCGATGCAGCTAGCAGCAGGCCTTAAGGATGGGCTTTCGATCACCTCAAGAGCTCGTCAAGACGCTGAAAATCTTGGCAAGGACTTCGAGGAGGTTCGAAAAATTGTCCTCGGGTTGAGGCCCTCAGACTTCGACCATGTCTGGATAAAGAGAGACGAGAAGAAGCGCCTGATTCTGAACGCACAAGGCAAGGAGATAGCAATGGACGTGTACTCTCCAAGGATAGTCGCCCCGAACGGGGAGGAATGTAGCGTGTACCTCAAGCTTATGCTTACGGCCACCGCTATCGCGATTACCAGTATCCAATCATTTCATCAGCACAGAAAATGACAAACCAATGCCCGTTTTGCTTGAGCGAAAACTCGCTTCAAGAACAGACCTATGAATTTAGTGCTCACCCAATGCCAGGGCGCACTATAAAACTACGTCTCAAAAATGAGGTTTGTACATATTGCGACGAAGAGATTGAGTCCCCAAATATAGCTCTACAAAATAACGCAATCATTTCTGATGCAAAACTTAAATGGCTAGCAGAGCATATCGAAGTTGATAGAGCCATCGGCTATTTAGTTAAAGAGCTTAGAACAAACCTCGGCGTTACTCAGAAAAAGTTTTCTGAGATCACTGGCGCCAAAGGCGTTTCAATTTCAAAGTATGAGCTTCATACTCTAAAACCGTCAGCATTAGCCAGAACACTTTTTACAGTATTAGCAGAAAGCAAAGAGGCTAGAGACGCTTTACTATCTCGAAGTTCATGCAAAGCTTTTACAAACGAAAATAGTTTAGGCATACATTACGCCTCCGCACGCGAGATCATTACCGTTTTCGGAGACACTACAGCTACAGCCACATCAACTACAACAGGATTGTCACTGGTAAATTCGATTGTTGAATTCATCGACAAAACCATTTGTGGCGCCTCTAGACTACTGGAGGCAAGCATGATCCAGCTGGAGCTCAGCGACGAAGCGGAACCTAGGCCTGCGACAAAAACGCGCCGCTCATCACAAAACCTTGTATCGGTGTATTAAATGCTCAAAAAAGCACCAACGCCAATAAACTTCATAATATGTGAAGATATCCGACAAGAAGCTGGAAACAAAGTTTCTCTGCTCGGAGTTTACTCAGACGGAATCGTATTTGAAGCGACTCCAGAGAATACTTCACCACCTATGCGAGTTGCGCAATTAGCCATATATGCAACATTTGGAAATCTTGAGGCCGCATGTGCGCTAGACTTCAAAATAGTTGACCCTAATGGAAAAGTCACTTTTAAATCCCCACACACTGAACAACTGAAAAGTGGGGACGGCGTCACTATGGTTGGTTGCAAATTTGTCGGTTTAGAATTTAAGAAGCAAGGCACCCATAAGGTAGTGTTCCTCTTCGATGACAAACCAGTTGAATTCAACTTTACTGTGTCCATTGATAGAACCAAGACATAGCCAAACCCAAGAAAACAGTCCGGCCAAGAGCCGGACTGTTTTCGTATCACCCCTCGCTAATGCTGACCGACGCCTTGTAAAAATTTGACCAGGCCAAGCCGCTGAACCCCAAAATACCGGCTACGACATTCCCATTCTGTTTAATCGCTGAGTAAAGCCCGGCAATCCAGCGCGGTGTCCCCTCCATAAATTTCCCATCTACGCCCAGATAAGCGCTTCCCAGTAAAACGACCGCAAGAGCTGCAATAGCCAGTACTACGGTAGCCACGCCCCAAGCCTTCATACCAAGCTCGCTCGAACTCATAGCCTGATCCCTCAGATGTGTACCTCAAGTAAAGCTATAGCACGCGATCCGAGGGCTTGTACTCCCCTCCTCCGGCCAATGGTGGCGCACAGCCACGATGGTAAAATTTCGGCTCAATTGATGGAGGGATCCGATGAGCAAGAGAACTATCTTTTTTGCAGGGGCTCTGCTTTTTTCGAGCGCTTCAGGCGCAGGGGTATTCAAGGATGAAGTTGATCGGTTCACTGATAACCGATCTGTTTCTTGGATGGCCATGCCGTCTCAACCTGAAGAATTTTCTTTTTCGATCCTTGCGTTTTACCCAAAGGGCTACACGACTCCCTACTCGTACCGCATTCAGCTTTTGACACGTTCCGATCAGTGGCAGTACCTAGATTGCCACCACACAGACTGGTTGGTCGATGGTAAGCGTGATCCATATCTTGAGATGAAATACGAAAACTCCACGGCGGGATCTTCGACGCTGGAGAGCTTTAGCAAAAGAGTAGATCGCACAAATATTGAGCGTCTGGCCTCATCCAAACTCATTGAATTCAAGGTCTGTGGCAAAGAGGGAAAGGTTTCCGAGCAAGACATGGTGGGACTGAGAAAGGTCGTAGACGCCACCAAATAGAATCCACTCCATCGCAGCCCGCTCAGTACGGGCTTTTTTGCGACCAAAAATACGGGAGAGCCAAATTTTATGGGAATACCCATTGACACTAAATATGGGAGTGCCTATATTTCACACATCGCAGCGACACACAGCCACTGCGAAGGGCCTCAACAGACCCGCCGCTCTTTAACAACCAGCGCCATGAACGACTACCCGGCCAGTCCGGTTAGGTCACTCCCGGCTCCATCGGTGGGAGGTCAGTAAACCGATGAACAAAACCGCACTTGCCTCTACCGGCGACCGGCGATCCGACAGGCCCGAAAGCCTGCCAACGCGCAGCCCACTGCGACGGCGGACGAGGTGTTGACCGAACTGAGTGAATGACCTGGTAAGCGGGTGCGGAGAAAGACCACAGATTTACTGATGCCGCTTCGATGAGGCGGCATTGGAAATCAACGGGAGTCACAAAATGCTCAACATCAACGAAGCTGAACTGAAGAAATCCATCGTGTCGAACGTCGCCGATCAGTTGCTGCGAGAGGATGAAGACCTCTCGGAGATGGTGGCGAAAGAGGTGAAAAAGCGCATCGACAAAATCTTCGATGAGCGCGTTACCTCGCAGATCCAGATGGCGATCGACGAAACCATCAATGGCTCGTTCGAGCGTGAATATCGCCGGGTGAATCATTGGGGCGATCAGGAGGGTCCATCCACCACGCTGCGCAAGGAACTGGAGAAAACAGTAACCGCCTACTGGAACGGCAAGGTAAACCCAGGGGATGGCAAGCCAGCATCTAGCGATTACAACTCAGTCACCCGGGCTCAGTGGCTTATGACCAAGATCTGCGCCGAAGACTTCAGCAAGCAAATGCAGCAAAGCGTGGCGAACGTAACAGGCGCCCTGAAAGACGGCTTGCGCAATCAGCTTGCCAATCAAATGGACCACATGCTGAACGACCTTTTCAAAATCAAAAGCCTGCAAGACCAAGGAAAGGTTGAAAAGCCGTATTGAACAACCAGCGCCACGACAGCCTGTCGTTAACTGCCCTTATGCAGCGATGGTTGAGAGCGTGGGTGGTCACGCTGAAAGCTGCCTTGAAACCACCCGATCCTCTCTATGAGAGCGCATCGGTTTGCGATCTTCCAGACAGGGCGCCCGCTCGCGAGGGAGGTGCTGATTGAAGTTCAGCGAGATCGCAATCTGATGCGGACAAAATTGCGGCCTATAACCGCCCACCTGCATCACCCATTCAATAGGTGGCCACTGCCTGCCCAGTGAGCGAGCAATAGGAGGATGACCATCATGTAATAGTGATCGATTCACTTGCGCGGCGCGGCAAGCCTGAAGGCCGGCGCCCAACACACATACAGGCAGCGGACAGTAGGCCGTCGATGTCACCGCGCATCGGCCGAATGAGGTAGGCCACCCCAGCGCACGAAGACAACTTGACGCTGCAAACCCGGTCTGTCGCCAGCAGCGAGACCGGGCCACCCTCCCCCGACCATTCCCGAATGCACTCCCCTCCGCGCCCAACGGCAGCCAACGGAGCGAACGAGTGCATCCGAGTTTTGTTGGATCAACACCCGCCACCACGGAGGCGACCATGGCAACCAGCTATGCAGACAGTGCGCAGGCCCGACAGTGGGATCGGCGCTTTGATGAATGGGGGCGCCCCAAAGCGCTGAAGGTTGAAGACTTCCACGACTACGAAGCCGTGGCGCAAGAATGCACAGAGCGTCAGGCGCTGATAGCAGCTCAAGAGTTGGTCGACCGCAAGGCGCGGGCCAAGCGAGTCGCGGCAGCGGTGGTCGCCTACGGCGAATTCTGGGGGCTCAAATGAACATCCAGCAGCGTGACCATCAAACGGCGGTGACCTGGATCGAGGGCGAGATCAGCAACATGATCCGCGACCTCGGCAAGCCCAACGCCAGCGCCGCCGCGACATCCTGCATCACCCTGGCCTTCATGCTTCGCGCCATTGACGACGCCGAGCACCGTCACTTCCGCGCACGCATCGACCAGATTTACGCCACCTACAACGCCTCCGCCTCGCAAGGAGCTGCAGCATGACAACGCCTCCGGTAAAAACGCTTCTCGATGAGCAGCTGGAGGAAATTGAACGCAGCCTCGCGGTTGTCGGCGCTGGTATCCCTCGTGAGCTTCCTGTTTCGGCGCATCCTCCTCCACTGGTGGCGGCCATCAAACAAGGCCGAATCGCTGTGAGGGCTCGGCCATGAAAATCATGTTCTGGTGTCTTGCCGCTGGCCTGCTGGTGGTTATGGCTGCATACAGTGCGGCTCGCGATTCGTCCAGCGTGTGCCAGGTGCCGCGCTCCACCACCTATCAGGTGTTCCGATGACCAGCCTTCAGCGTGCACGCCGCATCCTGATTCGGCGCGGCTCGCTTCGAGTCCTCTCGATTTACACCTTCCTGATGCTGCTCAGCGCCCTCGCCGACCGCATCACTCAATAAACAAGCCCACCACAAGCTGCGCTCGGCGCGGCAAGGAACCGTCATGTCCGCAAAAGCCCAACAAGCACCTTTGCAAGAGTCCATCGAAATGACCGCTGTAGCGCCAAAAGTAGCTGTCACCGATATTGCTGAATATCGGCCGCATGAAGAACAAATCGTCCGCTTGGAAACGACCTACGCGAACCTCGTTGTCGACTGCTCTACCAGTGAAGGCCTGGCGAATGCGAAAGAGGTTCGCGTCGATATTCGCGATGTCCGCTACGCCCTGGCCAATACCACGAAAACGGCGCTGATTCCCTATCAACAGGCGGTTAAAGACGCGCAGGCTCGCGTCAACCAAGTGAAGGAATTCGGTGAGGCGTTGAAGGATCGCGTACTGGCGATCGAAGCGCCTGTAGACGAGGCAATCAAGGCCGAAGAAAAGCGCGCCGCTGACGCCAAGGCCGAACGCGAGCGTGTCGAGGCTGAGCGTGTCGACGCCATTCGGGCAAAAATCAATCGTTTCAGCTCCGTCGCTGCTGCATATGCAAGCCGTAGCGCTGCCGATGTTGCCAACGTCCTTCTGAGCGTCAAAGAGTCGGTAATCCTGCCAGACGAATACGCCGAGTTCGAAGCGGAAGCCACCATTGCCCGAGACAACGCTATTGATCAGCTTGAAGTACTGCAAAGGGCTGCTGTTGACCGCGAAGAGGCGGCAGCCAAGCTGCTGGCCCAACAAAAAGAGCTGGATGAACTGCGTGAGAAGCAACGCATCGCCGATGCTGAAGCAGAAGAGTTGCGCAAGCAGCGCGCCGAAGAAGATCGCCTGCGTTTGAAGAAGCAGCAGGATGAACTCGACCAGCAGCGCCGCGATATGGAAGCGCAACAACGCCAGCAACGTGAGCAGCAAGAAGAACAGCAGCGCCAGCAGCGCGAACGCGATGCGCAGTATCAGCGCGACCAAGAAGAGTTGGCTCGCCTGCGCGCACTGGCTGCAGCACCCGCTGCGGTTGCAGACGTCATCACGACACCCGCCGTTACCGACACACCGTCAACAGCTGCAGCGGGAGCTGATCCGGTTCCAGTGACTGACGAAGTGGCTAACTCGAACATGCCGAGCGCCGACGAAGTGGTCGAGGTCGTGGCCATGGCCTTCTGCGTCACCAATGACGAAGCATCGGCCTGGCTGCGCGCCCTGTCGTTCTAACAAACCCTGAAATCACCCCGGAGGCCGGCCAAAGTCGTCGGCTATGGAGTTAGGAATGAACGCTCAAACCCAGATTGCTACCGTACCAATGGACACAAGCCCGACGGGCCTGATCCTCAATCGCGACAGCATGCAGTCGATGACTGAACTCGCCGGCATCATGGCAGGCGGCAAAACCACCCTGCCAAAGCATTTCCACGGCAACACTGCCGACTGCATGGCAGTGATCATGCAGTCCATGCAATGGGGCATGAATCCCTTCCAGGTGGCGCAGAAGACATTCATCGTCAACGGCGGCCAGCTCAGCTATGAAGCACAGCTCGTCAACGCGGTGATTACCACGCGAGCGCCGACCCTTGATCGAATCCATTACGAGTGGTTCGGCGACTGGGACAAGATCATTGGCAACTTCCGCGAAATCGAAAGCAAAAAGCAAACGGATGATCACGGGCAGCCGAAGAAATACCGAGTCCCAAACTGGAATATCAACGACGAGAAGGGACTCGGCGTCCGCGTTTGGGCGACGTTCGTTGGCGAGGACGCTCCCCGCGAACTGACCACCTTGATGACTCAGGCGCGAACCCGGAACTCTACGCTATGGGCGGACGATCCGAAGCAGCAGATCGCGTATCTGGCGCTCAAAAAATGGGCTCGTCTGTATTGCCCCGACGTGATTCTGGGCGTGTACACCCGTGACGAGCTGGACGACGGCTACGCGCTTCCGGAAACGGATGTTACCCCACGATCTACCAACGAAAAACCAGCAGATGTGGGAGCTGCGTCGGTTCCTCAGGGCGACACCACTGACGCAACAAGTGACCTATTCGAGCAGCTGAAAAAGATCGCTCAAGAACAAGGAATTGATGGCTACGAAAAGGCCTGGAAGGCGTTGAAGCCGCAGCAGCGCGGCGCTATTGGCGTGACACGTCACGGTGAGCTGAAGTCGATTGCACAGACAATTGAGGCAGAGTTCACAACCCTCAATGAAAGCTCAAACGGCAGTGCGAACGACGATGTGCAAGGCGGCGAGCAATGAACGCCTCAGTAGACCTTCAACGCACCGAACAGTGGCATCAGGACCGCAGCGGGCGCCTAACGGCAAGCAGGTTCAAGGATGTGATTGCTTGGGGTGATCGCGACAAGCACGGGAAGCGCAAGCCGCTCGCGGCCCGCACCACTTACATGCGCGAACTGGCTTTTGAACGTCTGGCGAACAGATCGAAACATTCGGTCAGCAGCAAGTCGATGGCCTGGGGGACTGAGGTTGAGCAGTCGAGTCACGACTTTTACGAAATCCTGACCGGCAATACCGTCATCAAGTCGGGCTTCTTGGTTCATCCAAAATACGACTGGTTGGGCTGTTCGCCGGACGGCTTGATTGGCGAGGACGGCGGCATTGAGTCGAAGTGTCCATTCAATGAAGCCGTCCACGTCCGTACCTGGCTCGAAGGAATGCCCGACGAACACAAGCCGCAGGTTCAGGGCTGCATGTTCGTCACGGGCCGGGAATGGTGGGATTTCCTGTCGTTCGATCCGCGCCAAGATGAAGACTGCCGCCTATACATCGAGACCATCAAGCGCGATGACGAGTACATCGCGATGCTTCATCAAGAGCTGGTTCAGTTCAACCTGGAGCTGGGCCGGATGGTTGACGAAGTAGCGGACAGAGCGCGAGCGCAAGCCCATCGATTAGGAGCCTGAGCATGATCAGCAATCACCTCAACCTCGTCGAGCAGCACCGGCCGGACGCCGAGTCGATCGCTGAGCGAATCGCGCAGTACCTGGCCGCCGGCGGGCGGATCGACCAACTGAAAAGCCCGCCGCGCAATCCGCTGCCGCCGCCCCGCTCGAAGAAAATAGACCCTGAAACGGTCCTCAAGCGTCGGCCGAAACCGATATCGGCCGCCGAACGCAAGGCGCTGCGCAAAATGGCGGACTCGCTATGAAGTCGAAACGCAAACCCAACAACGGTTTCGCCCGGGCTGAACGCAGCTGCCGGGCGCTGCTTCGAACCAACCACGTCGCGGTCGTGAACATCGACCGCCAGCGGCAGCCAGATCATGGCGAACTGGAAGAGCTGCCGGCAGATCCGCAGTCTGGCGATCGCCAACGCGATCTTCGATTTCTCCTACCACTGGACGATCTACATCGCCGCCATGTGTCGAGACGAACGCGGTGCCGAGTACATCAAGTCGGTGGAGATCTCGCCCGAGGGCATCTACAAGGTCGAGCGCCTGACCGATGCCATCGAGCATTACTACCTGGAGCTGCGCAACAGCGCGAACACGAACCATCTGGTTGCGTCAGGCTGGATCGCCATCCCCGATGAGATATCGATGGACGAAGCACAAGCCGCGAAGCTGTTCTACGCCGCCGGAGCCTGGCATCAGGTGAAGGTAGCAGCGTGAGACGTTTTCGCACCCAACAACGCAAACGACAGACCTGGCTGGACTTGCCGGCCAGCGGAATTGAAGAGGTAGGCCATGGCCAAGAGTGGAAAGGAAAGATCTGCAAAGAGCGCGGCGAAACGCAAGGAGCGCGGCGAGGAAGAATTGCGGCACCGTGTCCGCCAAGGGGAAAAACAGATGCTCTCCGAACTCATGGCTTGGACTGAGGACACTGAGCAGGCATCGGTTATGGCTGGAGCTCTACGCTATGTGCACTCCCTCGGTCCAGTCGGCGCACGCGAAGCTCTTCGTTCGCGCCACGAAATCGAAGTTAACGAGAACGTGGCGACAGAACTCTACGTTCGTGGCCAGCGCCAAGCATCACGGCTCGACGCTGAAGAGGCATAATCACCTAACTGGCTGCACCCGGCGAAGAGCCCCCCAGATACAATGCGCGAAGTTTTGCATCACCGGATTCTTCGCTAAATCAGACATAGGATCTCAATTTAGGACGATCAAGTTTTTTCCCAGCGCACTCGATATAAAGAACATCAAGTGCGGTAACTGCTTCCTTTAAAACATTCAAAGCATATTCAGGAAAGCTTTCCACATATTCTTCTAACAGTTTATCTTCAGAGATTCTGATAATCGAATTTCGAATATGCCCCGCCTCGGCGAGGCATTCGTAAGTAACCTTTGACTTTTCAAAAAGCTTCTTATCAATTACCGCTAAGTCTACGACTGCTTTATCGAATATAGACGTATAAACGTTCCAGAGAGGCCCATATTCTCCCTCCCTGCCTACGTGAACGGCTATCTGCTCAGACCCAGATGAGGTCCTCCTATACGAAATGCCAGTAAAATGCTCATCGTTAATAGCATGACAAATACTCGTCAAATAATTAAGTGTCCAAAGGTTCTTTTGAAGCTCCTCACAAAGAAGAATTTTATACGCTGATATTTTCCTCTTGCGCTCCGAGGACCGCTTAAAGAGTTCGACAACTTCCTTAACGATGAACAAAACCACAGCTGCTAGAACACTGACAGGCAGTATTGAGTCTATTTTGCTCTGCAATTCAATCATGAAGTCACGATCATCCAATCTCTTATCGATAGCACTTAATACCCCACCCCAAACCAAATTGCCACCACCGGTCACGGAGGGCGGCGCCTGACTGGAGATAATCCATGGACCACAACTGCGAATACGTGCGGCAGCACTATAAGGTGCCCGCCGAAATAGGCCGTCGAGTCATCGCCTATGGGAAGGCCGGCGTCATCCTGGCAGATCGCGGCCACTACATCGGTGTGGTGCTGGATGAAGACCCGAAGAAACGCATCGGCAATTACCACCCCACCCACGAAATGCAGTACGGCGAAATGGCCGAGACGCTACCGCTCAAGGAGTGGCTGGTTCTGCCGTTCAAACATGACTGGGACGATCTCGACTTGAACCGCGAGGCCCGCGAAGATCTGGTCAGGGTGTGGGCAGCCACTCGAAGTCAGGCCAAATACAAGGCCTACGAGCGGCTTCAGGATTACTGCCATAGCATCAAGGCGATGCTCCACTTCAAAGTCCGGCGAGCCTGAACCGCCCTCACCTATCGGGCAGAGGCGCCTACGCCAGAGCCATGAAAGTAGTTAGGTTCGCCTTCAAGAAGTCCCTGATTTCCTTTGCCCTCTCCATGGTTGTTCCGGGCGGAAGATCAAACCCGAATTCTTGCTCGGGAAAGCCATCATCAGCCTTATAAGACTCAATGCAGATAAATGGCTGGCCATCATGAAACTCCTTGATGGTGAAAACAGGTTGCATCCGCTTCGTCATGTTGCACCTCTCAATCCGGCCCCATGCCGGGCCGAACACAAATACCCCACTTATACGAATCACGCCAGCCGGCGAGGCAATCGGCTGTCTGGAGTAGTTATGAATCCCTACCTGATCACGGGTCCGGCCCAGATCGGCATCAGCGGTGGTCGCACCAGCGGGCATATGGTCTACAAGATCCTCGAAGCGCACGGAGGCTCCCTCCCGTCTGATGTGCACCTGTTCTTCCAGAACACTGGCAAGGAGCGCGAGGAAACGCTGGTCTTCATCGACCAAATAGCAAAGCGCTGGAACGTGAATATCGTCTGGATGGAGTGGTGCCGCGTGTATGGCCAGCCAGATGACGCGCCTTGGTACAAGCTGGTGGACTTTGAAACAGCCAGCCGCAACGGCGAGCCGTTCACCATGATGCTCGAGTACTACGCCGCCTACCGGAAAGCAGAGAAGAATCTGCCGCCGGTCCTGCCGAACTTCTCGAACAACATGTGCACCGCGTACCTGAAGGTGAAGATCGGCGAGAAGCACATGCGCGCTCTCGGCTACACCGAATGGGATTGCGTGGTTGGCATCCGTTACGACGAGCCGAAGCGTTACCACCGCATGATGGCCGCCAATGACCGCGGCGGCACCCGATGGGACAATGTCTGCCCCTCCTACACCGCCGGCGTCACGAAGGAAGATGTTGCCGAGTTCTGGTCGACGCAGCCCTTCGACCTCGGTATGAGCTCCGACTTCGGCAACTGTGACCTGTGCTGGAAGAAGAACGAAGGCAAGCTGATCAAGACCATCATTGATGACCCGTCGCGGGTGATCTGGTGGTCAGGCACTGAAGAGCGGTTCGGCCAGGTGTTCCGACAGGATCGCGCCGATTACAAAACAATGGGCTGGTCTGCCGAGCAACTTTCTCGGCAGACCGACTTTGATTTCGAATATCTCGCAGAAGATATAGATTGTTTCTGTGGCGACTAACTTTCTTCACGGACAAAACCAACACCTCCTACGTCGATAACACAATCGGGGATGAACCTACAAGTTCCTTCTGCGCCGTCGCGCTCGCTATAGATAACTTCAATAGCAGCTACATCACCCGGAGAATACTGATGCCACATACAGTTAAAATCAGAACTACTGCCTCGATCCAACGTTCTAAAAGTCGCGAAATGATGCTCATTTCCACCTTTATGAAGCACCAGTGTTAAACCGAATATTTGGGCGCCGTCATTGAACAGCCTACAGCTCACTTTCCAGTAACCCTCATCAAATTCAACTTTCACACTCTGCAGATGAAGAATCGGACGGAGGCTTCGTCGATATCTAACAGCCTCTTCAAGTCGGATTTCGCGCTCATGCTCAAGCGTTTTCAATGAAACTGTTGCCAACAGCCGCTGCTGCTCGACGGCGTTTCTTAATTCTTCGCCTTGGAAGTTCAAAGCAGCGGTCCCTTGCCGCAGTTCTATACCCTGCTGGAAGTATCCAAGCACAAGCCAGAGGATTGCAACAGGGCCGAAAGCTCCAGCTAAAAAGTCTCCAACCTCATTCAGGTCCATTGATTGTAATGTGTGAACACGATCACCAATTAGCCACCAACTGAACACAGCATATAAAACCGAAAGCGCAATCCCTATTAGAGCAAGCAATCTTCCCATGAATCTCTCTCCTTTTTCATTCTCCTTTTGAGTTTACCCCATGCATCGAGGACTCCCCATGCCCACCGAAAACCGGAATCACCCGGACGATCAGAATCTGATCGAGAACCTGCATCAACTTCATTCGGAGCGAATCTCCGATCAACTGGTCGCGTTTCAGGATCAGGCATACGCGATGGGCATGAAACGGGGCGAGACATTGGCCAAAGGCCGCGTAACGCTCACCGCCGACCGCGCCAACCGCCTGTACCTGGCCGGCCCGATGACCGGCTTCGAAGACTTCAACTTCCCCGCCTTCAACAAGATGGCCGCGGAGCTGCGCGCCCGGGGCTACGTCGTTGAGAACCCGGCAGAGCACGGCGTCGTCGACGGCGCGGACTGGGCCGACTACATGGCCTACGACCTGACCCGCTTCGGCCTCTGCGGTCAGGTCGCGGTGCTGCCCGGCTGGGAGATCTCGAAAGGCGCCCGGCTCGAAGTGCACATTGCTCGCGAGCTCGGCATGAAGGTTGTGAATGCCCATGATCTGGTATCGATGGAGATTGCATGATGCGCAACATACAAACCCGCGAAGGCTTTGAGTTCTGGGACAAGCTGAACGCGCTGCCCCGCTACGCCTTCCTGCTTTCACCATCAGGCAAGTCGGTGCAGAAGTTCGAAGACCAGGCCATGGGCAATTGGATCGACGCGCACGAAGCGCAGAAGATCGTCGATCAGGCGGAAGATCGCATCAACGAGCGTCAGGACGAGCTGCGCGAAGTGAACCGTCAGCTTGAGCAGTTCCGCGAACGTTGCCACGGCATCAAAAATCTATCGGCTATCGAGTCGCGTGATGACCAGCTCGCCGTAGCCCAGTTGAAGATCAACGAACTGCAGCAGCGCCTGAACGCAGCGGATCAGCTGAACGATGATCGTGCCGGGACTTGCGAATGGAGTCGCGAAGACGACAGCGGCATCTGGAACAGTGGCTGCGGTGAGACTTGGTCATTCCACGAGGACGGGCCGGAGGAAAACGGCATGCACTTCTGCCATTCATGCGGCAAGCACCTGGTGGTGGAGGTGGTTGAACAGGAACAGGATGACGACTGGCATATGAACCCGTGCAAGCAAGGTCACCGCGATGTCGGCGCGGCCGGCGGTGTGGCGGCGTGCAACCAGTGCGACGAGAAGATCGAAGCTGCCACCACGCAAGAAGCCTTCGAGCGCTGGAACGCGAGCCACCCGGCACCGCAGGAATGAAGCGCTTCATCCGCCGCAAGTTCGAAGCCTGGCTGATCCTGCTGGCAGCGAAGATCCTGATGGACCGCAACGTTCAGCGCTCCCCGGTCGTCTCCCGCCGCGACAACAGCGACATGTGGGCCATGGCGGAAAAGCTCGAAGCCATCGTCACGCGCATCAGAAAGAAATACCAGTAACTCCCTCCCCCTTCAAAGTCAGCCGCTATTTCGAGGACGCTGACTTAGGACTCGCACTTCCAGCAGCAGCCAACTGACGAGCTCGGCTTACGCCCCAAGCCATAGCTCTGGTCATTGATTCACCCGGACTTGGGTTAACGGTTTCTTCATGCAACGCCATGCCACCGGAAGCATAAACACCGATGAACATTTGAGTTTCGCCGGTACGAGATAGCCTGACCTGCACGTCGATGTGAGTTCCATTACTGAGAGTTTCATCATGTGTTCGGTTGTGGATCTCGGGATCTGCCCAAGCCCAGAAAATGTCGCCGCGAAGCCTCATACCGCCCTCCTGCCTGTTCCTTGATAGGGGCTTAAAACTCCTCCAAAGATAGACCTGATCGAACGAAGCGCAACGGCGCCGAAGCGGTTACGGACGGCTGGTTTCAATACCTCTACAGCTCCAATTCCCTTGTACATATTTTAGCCGCTATAGCGGCAAGGACGACCCATGAGTCAAATAAAGGAACGGCCGATCCTGTTCTCGGCGCCGATGGTGCGCGCCATTCTGGAAGGACGGAAGACGGTCACGCGGCGAACGGTCAAGGTTCAGCCGCATATCGACGCCAGTGGCAATTTCTGTGTAGGACGCTCCAACTACGGCCAGGACGGTTACGGCAAACCTGTGACCAAGCACTTCATCAAAGACTGCTGCCCCTATGGCAAGCCCGGCGACCGGCTTTGGGTGCGCGAGACCTGGGCTCGCGCTGGCAATGATGATCCGGGATATCTGACTTACCGGGCGACCTACCCAGCCTGTCTACCTCAGGACCTGGAAAACGTCCCACCGGCGAGCGACGTCCGCTGGAAGCCAAGCATCCACATGTTTCGCGCTGACAGCCGCGTTCTGCTGGAAATCACCGACGTCCGTGTCGAGCGGTTGCAGAACATCAGCGAAGACCAGGCCCAGGCCGAGGGCTGTTTCTTCACTGACTACGGCCGAAAGTGTGGCCACGGCGGCAATGGATGGAGGGAGGTCGGCGACTGCCCGGCGCCGAAGGAACATCACCCGCAGCGCGACGGCTGGATGTGGGACAGCACGACCAGTCATGAACAATGCCTTGGCTCTGCGCGCAACGCCTTCGGCAACCTGTGGAACACAACCGGCGGAGACTGGGACGCCAACCCCTGGGTCTGGGTAGTCGAGTTCAAGCGGGTGGCGCCATGATCGCACTCGGCTGGTTCGCCTACGTGTACTGCTACAAGAGACCGAAGTGATGAGCCCACCTTCAAGAGGTCGGAGTGTGTCCCTACATCTAAAGAGATGTTCGTGCAGACTCACTGAATCAATGTGCAGTTCACTTTGTCGAGCCATCGTTTTGCTTTTAAATTTAGGATGTCAATTTCGCAGCTTTCTTACAGATGTGTCTTGATCTTCGGGGTAAAAGTAAGGGAAAAGTTTCTTATCCAAGATAAGAGCTATAGCGGTCCCCTCCATGTAACCGTTTACGCAGCGGTTACCAGCGGGTGCGGCTTCTCTCCAAGGAATGATGTGCAAATCAACTTTAGTGATACCAGTCGCCCCCAAAGCATTTGCCTTGAATTTCAACGTGTTCGTCAGTAGTTGAACGTTCCCATCGGTTAGAAGCCCTGCAATACACATCTTTATGTGTACCTGTTTGAGTACCGTCCCGAAGCTCTCTGGGGTGCCGCCATACGCGCTATGTACCTCATGCACTTTTTCCTTAATGCTCTTCCACTCCGCTTCGGAAGCGGTCGCAGCAGTCTCTATGTCGTCACGCCGTGTATCCGGCAAGTGGCTTCCGCATCCAAAGAGAGAACCAATTAGTACAGCAAAGCCGACAGCATACAAACGCATCCATGAAACTCCCTAATTAGAAAGCCTCAAATGATAGCAGTCAGCTATCCGATAGAGCGACTTTCAGCCTTACCCCTCCCCCAACTCAACAGCCTGCCGGTGTACGGCGGGCGAGGTATCCCAATGTCCGAAGAAAAGAATGCATTCCGCGAGGCTGCTATCGAAGCCATCTCGGATATGGCTCAGCACCTGCCGCTTGATTTCGAGCTGCTGGTGGTGGCCTGCCGCCCCGGCAAGAAAGACTTTGACCTCGTGCTGCCGTCGCCCGAGTCGAACCTGAACAATGCCCTGGACGCGCTGCGCCGAAACGGGCTGAGCATCGACGGCGACAACGCCTACAAGCGTGACCTGCTGGATGCTGTGGTCGGAGCGCTGGCCCTCGGCGCGCAGAACAGCAACCCGCCACCGGCCGGACATTGGGGTCAGCGCTTCTGGGATATCGGTCGCGAAGAGCGCGGACTGCACGAAGAGTTGGTCGCCGCGCTGAAACTCAACCGCGAGAACCTGCGCGCCTGTCAAGCCACCATCCACCTAGCAGGCGGGTTCGACCCCGCATATGTCGACGATGCGCAGGCCGCAATGGCTGTTGCCGACGCGGTGCTGGCGAAGGCCGGCGCATAACCCTTCACCACCTTCTGCCGCCACGCGCGACATGGAGCATCACATGACCATCCAGTTTCTATCTCACGAGGAGGTTTGCGAGCTCACCGGCGCGCGGACCAAGGCAGGACAGATCCTCAACCTGAAAAAGAACGGCGTCCGCCATACGGTTAAAGTGAACGGCTGGCCGAGCGTCACTGCCATGGCCGTCACCGCCGTCGGCGCGTTTGAATCCGAAAAGCCCGTATGGAAATCACGTAAGGCCAGCTGACATGGGAAGACGACCAAGTAAACCCGGCTCGATCGCCAGGCTGCGGGAACGCAAGAAAGCCAGCGGCCGGGTGTTTTACTACTACGACACGGGCGGCAAGGACCGCAAGGAGATTCCGCTGGGCAGCGATTACGGCTTGGCGATCATGGAGTACGCGAAGCTTGAGCGTGATCGCACCGCAACCGATCTGGTCGCCAAGGTCATCACGTTCCGCTACGTCGCCGAAAAATACATGGTCGACGTCGTCCCCACCAAAGGCACGGCGACCCAAGCTGACAACAAGCGCGAGCTGAAGAATCTGATCGCTTTCTTCGACGATCCTCCCGCGCCGCTGGAAACGATCGAGCCGTTGCACGTACGCCAGTACCTGACATGGCGCAAGGCCGCGCCGGTGCGCGCGAACCGCGAGAAGGCACTGCTCAGCGCCATCTGGAATTACGCCAGGGATAAAGGCTACACATCCCTTGCCAACCCGTGCGCGGGCATCAAGGGCAACAAGGAAACCGGGCGGGACACGTATGTCGAAGATGCGCTGTTCAAGCGTGTGCATGACAAGGCAGACGTGGGCCTACAGGACGCAATGGACCTCGCCTATCTGACTGGGCAACGGGTGACCGATACCCGGCTGATGGACGAGCGCGACGTGCGCGACGGGCAGATTTGGGTGCTGCAGGGCAAGACAAAGGCGAAGCGTCGGATCGAGATAACGGGAGAGCTGAAGGTTTTGATTGATCGAATCATGTCCCGGAAGTCAGAACACAAGGTCCGCTCGACGCGGCTGATCGTTACAGAGGACGGCACACCGATGACGGTGGCGATGTTGCGAAGGAGGTTTGACTTGGCCAGGGAGGCGGCCGGCGTGCCGAAAGCTGAATTTCAGATGCGCGACTTGCGCGCCAAGGCGGGTACCGATAAGGCTGAATCCAGTGGCGATATCTTGCAAGCCAGAGATCAACTTGGGCATACGACGGTGGTTATGACCGAGCAGTACATCCGCAATCGAAAAGGCAAAAAGGTCATGCCTACCAAGTGAATTGCGGACCCACTCCAAAATTGCGGACCAGAAATAAACAAGGGCTTGCATCAGCTTTCGCCCGCAAACCCTTGATTTAAGATGGTGCCCGAAGCCGGAATCGAACCGGCACGCCCTTACGAGCGGGGGATTTTAAGTCCGTAATTTTTTTCTTTTAAATCATCCGCTTAGGGACATGATTTTTCCGCATCGCACACATTTCTTA